TATGCAGGAGATTGGGCAATAGATAACGGCAATGACATTATAGAGCGTGGCAGCTATAAAAAATCCATATCTGAGCGAGTGCCTAAAGGCTTGGTTAAGCTGCTAGATTCGCATATGAGAAATTCCGGTAGTGTACTGGGTACAGTTATAGAAGTGCGCGAAGAAAACAAGGGTTTATGGTTTAAAGCTAAACTGTCCGCTGCTCCTGGTTGTCAGGATACCATCATAAAAATCAAAGAAGGTCACCTGGATAAGCTGTCGATTGGCTACCGAGCAACGGTCTGGAAGTGGGAAACCGATAAGAATAATAATTCAATCAGAAGAATTAGCGAACTTACACTGTATGAGATTTCCGTTTTGCCGTTCGCCATGAATGAAAACTCCAAAATAACCTCTGTGAAGTCTGCTAATTACGAAGATACCATGGCGAACCTTGCAGCAATAACAGAAGAAGTTAAGGCCGGTAGACGTAACAGTAAAGATGATGCGCTAAGGATTATTGACGCCATCATCGGCCTGTGGGATTGCCTGGACTATGAGGATCAGGAGCATTTACTTGATCACCTAACGGAGGTCGAGGAAGAGGATGCTTCTTTGGGACAGACACAGGAAGAAGCTAAAAACCTATTTAACCGTCAAAAAGCTCTGGAGCAAAAGGCCAGGGCTTTAAATATGCAACTAAGCTTTGCTTAAAATTTTAAGGAGATGATCAAATGCCGACACCGAAAGAATTAATTGAGAAAGCGGCTGGCTTGGTGAAAGAAGCACAGTCCAAAATGGCAGAGTGGGAAGGCAAGGCTATGCCACCAGACGTTGAAGCGTCTGTTGATACCATGCTAGACGAAGCCGCCGAGTTTAAAAAGCAGGCTGATCGTGAATTTAAGGCTGCCGACCTAAATAATTACTTTAACGAACCCCAGCGTAAACACCCGGTAGCTTCTGGAGGCGGTACCGCTGGTCTTGATGATGCTATGGGTAAGGGTGCTGACGGTAAGGGCGAAGAAATGAAGGCACTTCGGGAAAAGGCGTTCAGGCGGTACCTGCGTGGCGGCAAGGAATCTCTTGAAACTATTGAGAGAAAAGCTTTGGCCGCTCCACCTGAAATGGCTTTAGGTGACTTAGAGACAAAGACATTATCGAGCGGTATTGATAGTGAAGGTGGTTATGTCCTCACTACCGACATGAGAACAAATATGATTCAGAAGCAGCGCGATCTACTGTTTATTCGTCGCTATGCTGAGGTTATCGACACAGCTGCATCACAGGTAGGTTTTCCGAGTTTTGATAATGATACAGGTGACGCCGAATGGACAGCTGAGTCTGGCACAATTGCTGAGGATAATTTAACTAATCCGTTCGGTAAACGCTATTTTACACCACACAAGCTAGCAAGAATATTCAGGGTTCCGATGGAGCTCGTAGAGGACTCATCGTTTAATATTGAAGGATTTTTAACTAAGCATTTTGCAATGAGATATTCTGAAATTGAGGAGAATAACTATCTGAATGGAAATGGCGTTGAAAAACCTCTTGGTACACTGAAAGCAGGACTTAATACTGTAGCTTCTGCCGTAACAGCTCAGCCAGGCTTTAATGCTGATGATATCCTTGAGGTTATCTACTCTATACGTGCTGTATATCGAAGGAACTGCCGGTGGATGTTGCACCGTCATGGGATCAAGTCAGCTAGAAAATTCAAGGATAACAATGGTCAGTATTTATGGCAGATGTCCCTAGCTGCTGGGCAACCTGATACTTTAGCAGGTTATCCTTTAGACGAAAGCGAATACTTCCCGGCGCTTCCGTCCTCTGTTGGTAGTGCTGCACCTGTCGCTATGTTTTGTGACTGGTCTTACTACTGGATCGTTGATAGGGTTGATATGTCTATTCAACGCCTAGTTGAAAAATATGCAGAGTATGACCAGATCGGCTTCAAGCTACGGAAGCGTACTGATGGGGCTCCTGTTATGAAGGATGCATTTGCTATTCTGACTCAAAAGGCTTAATATAGGGCGCTCTTAGTCGGGCGCCTTAAAATATTCTTATTTGGGAGGGATTTACTTGCCAAGACGCGACATGTTAAGTAACACCAAGCAGGTGATCAGTATTGAGGCTCAAAGCTTGGCTGAAGACGCTGTTACTCTGACCGGTTCTTTAGTCGATCGTGCAGGTTTTGAGGGTGCTGTGGCTGAGTTTAATATCGGCAGTTTGGCTGCTGGTGTTACTGGGGGTTCTGTCACCTGTAAGATTTATCACGGAGAAGAGTCAGACGGTAGCGATTTGGCTGACAGTGAACAGTCTGTCACCTATACCTTTGAAGCTGGCAAGAAGGCGATCAAGCGCATTCTTTACGCCGGTATTAAGCGCTATATTGCCTGTTATATTGACAACAGCTTTACTGGTGGAGATGCTGGGACCAACACAGCTATTGTGGCCGGAAATATCATGCTGACACATCCCAGGGAGGCGCCGGTTACGCAGACGTATTAATCGTTGTAGAGTAGGAAGAGGTGATAATATTGTTAACAATATTTTTAATAACCTTTTTAATTGCTCTTATTGTCTCTCTTGTTTGGGATAATTACAAGCTCCGCAAATCAATTAAAGAACTCTTGCCGATATTGGAAGAATTTAAAGCTAATTTGGAAAATATTTATATTGTGCCGAAGGATTCCATGAATGATTTGGCAAAGGAGATTCATGAAAAACTAAAATCTTGTGGCAGTTAATGAGGTGTCAAAATGGCCACTTGTGATATTGTTACTCTCGAAGAAGCGCTAAGCTACTTGAAATGCCCGGAGGATGACAGCGCCTTTGTTCAATCCCTCATAACAAATGTTTCGGCGCAAGCTGAGAAATATACCGGGCGGTTTTTTGTTCAGCGGTCCATAACTGAGCATAAAGATGCCGATGGAGAAGATGAGCTATTTCTAAAGAAATACCCCATCGTTGGGGTTCCGGTTGTTACTGACACGTCAAATAATTCTCCCGTGACTGATTTCCTGATCTATAAAGAAGAAGGATTTTTATATCGGGAAGCTACTTGGGATATAGGCCGCCAACGCTGGAAAGCGGAGTATGTTTCCGGCTATGCCGAGGATACGGCAAGTGTGCCCTCTGACATCAAGCAGGCTGTTTTGGAGTGGATTGCAAGCCGCTACAACCGCACGGATCCCAGTGTCAGAAGTGAAGGCATTGGCGATCTAAGTACCAGTTATGAAAGCAATGATCAGTTCGCCATGCCTGCCACCACAAAAGCCTTCTTGGATAAATACAAGGTGGTAGAGTTCTGATGCTGCAAAACTATCTTCGCCAAAAACTTGTAGTTGAGCATTTTGCCAGCAGTAATGAATACGATGAGTACACCTATTCTGAGGCCGTGGAATACCGGGCCAGAATTCAGCAAAAAGTTAAAATGGTGCGTAATACACAGGGGCAGGAAGTGGTGAGCAATGCTCAGATATACCTGGAAGGTAAAGTACCTATAACGGTTAAGGATCGCATAACTCTACTGGACGGGATGCAGCCATTAATCCAATCCGTAAGCACCACGCCTGACAAATACGGGCGTGACGTGCTGAAGGTGGTTTATGTATGAGATTTGATTTTAATATTTCAATGGACGCGCAGCTTGAAGAATTTTTTAGGCAAGCGCCTGAAATGTTTCTGCAGGCTGCAGCCAAGGCGCTGTATGAAGAGGCCGAGTTGATCATGACCGACAGTAAGGATAATTATGTTCCGGTTCAGACTGGAAACTTAAAATCCAGTGGACATGTTCAATTGCCCGTGATTTCTGGCTCTCAGGTAAGTGTTACTATGGGTTATGGTGGGCCTGCGGCAAAGTATGCTTTGGCTGTACATGAGGGCCTGGATATGCAACCAAGGGTTATTAAGGTTAGAGATAAAAAGGTTCTGGCTGTGCCGGTTGAAAAGTTTTTTGGCACTGTATATCCGTATGGCTCAAAGAGACTGCCTATGATAAGCAAGGACGGTAAGTTTGTCATTTTGGGCAAGCGGGTAAATCATCCGGGTGGGCGAATTAGGGCCAGCAAATACCTTGAGACTCCCTTAAACCAGGCGGTACCTAACTTGTCGGGAAATATAGCGCAACGGATTAAAGATGATTTGAGATTATAGGGGTGCGACTGGTAAATATTAAGCTATCTCGTTGAGGGCGGTTTGTTTTAGTTGGTTAACTAAAAGGAGGTGGTCTAAATTGCAGAATTGATCCGTGATATTGGTACATATCTTGTTGCCCAGGGGCTTGCTAATGGCATCAGTACAGATGTATTTTTGGATACTAGGCCGGATAATCCGGATGATGTTATCAGTATTTTTGAGTATCCCGGGCCACCGACCACAATCCAAGATGACATTTCCCGTCGGGTACAGATTATGGTTCGTAATAAAAGTTACGCATCAGCCAGGGCGAAGGCCTGGGCCATATTCAACCTGCTCGACCGACCCGACGACCGAATCATAACGGTAAATGGTCGGCGGGGCTGGTTTAAGGCACTACAGCAGCCGAATAAGCTAGATATTGACGCGAATAATCGCGTTATTTTTGTTTTTAACCTGGAGGTTTTAACTTCCAGAGATTAAGGAGGAATGACAAATGTCACCATTAGCGCGCGAATCTGCGGCGTTTGGTTTGAAAGACGTTAAGGTATACCCAACTAATGGCGCAGGAGGTTGGGGTACCGGTTATGATGTCCCGAAAGTCGTACAGTATGCTCCCAGCGTAGAGGTGGGCGGCAAGATGCTGGAAGGTGACGACACTGAGGACCAGTACAGCTATATAAAAGGTTACGGTGCTAAGCTTGCCTTCAACAAGATCCCAATGACTGTGTTATCTGCTACTTTAGGCGGAACAATTGAGGAAACCGGTGCTACGCCAAATCAAAAGGTAAGTTACACCTTTGCTGAGCGTGGAACGTCGTTACCTTTATTTAAGCTTGTGGGGCAAATGACAAAGGTCGATGACGGCCTAGGAGATGCCCGAGTCACCCTGACTAATTGCAGGGTAAAGGCTGGGAATTACGAAATTGGTGCAAAATACGGCGACTATGTATCGATTACCCTTGATGTGTGGGTGCAGGATCAGCCTGTGATTGAGTTCAATGAGACGGAAGTTGCTCTGACCACTTCTGCTGATACTACAGCCCCGACCGTACAAAGCACCACTCCCGCTGACGCAGCTACAGCAGTTGTTGTAAGCGCTAACCTGACCGCGACATTCAGCGAGGCAATTCAGCCCGGCGACGTAAACAGCAGGAACTTTGTCCTGATGAAGGCAACCGACGGTACGGTTGTTGCTGGTGCGCTGTCTCTTGGGACAAACGATACCGTTGTAACCTTCA